AGGCAATCAAGAAGGAAGCGAAGCCATGCCCCAAGTGTGCCTCACAAATCAGCAAAATCGACGGCTGCGACCAGATGTGGTGTACGCAGTGCCATACCGCCTTCAGTTGGAATACAGGACATATTGAAACGCATGTCGTTCACAATCCTCACTACTTCCAGTGGATGCGTGAGAATGGTGGTATATTACCTCGCGCTCCAGGTGACAATCCAGACCCAAATGCGGCATGCGGCGGTGTCAATCGGCTTGTTGCGCGCTTACAAGCACTTCGTCGTAGCCCAAATGAATCGGAACGACACGAGGACTTTATAACGGCAATGCTTGAGAATATCCGACAGTTCCAACACTACACCGGCGTCGATATCCGCAATTATCGAGATATTCTGAATGTACCAGCTCGTGAGGAGGAGCACCGTGTTCTACGTGTAAAACGTATGCTGAACGAAATTACGGACGACCAATGGAAGACCAAGCTTCAACGCGATGAGAAGGAGCAACTCAGGACGCAGTCACGTTTACAACTTCTGGAAATGTACGCTACCGCGGGTATGGAGATTATTGGACAACTACACAATGAACCATTTGATGTCAAGGCTATTAATCACCAACTCAGCGAACTCTACAAATTCACGGAGAACTCAAATCAGACGATTGCCAAGTCGTTCAACTGTACACCTTTGAAGATTCTCATGTCTACTGTATAAAAGGGTTCAATACGTCCAATAAGATTGAAACAGTTGAAACTACTCTTTAGGAAGGTCAGGTTTGGGGGGCGGTGGCGCCTTAAACTTTTTCGCATTTGTTTCGTACGTCTTTTTCTCTTTTTCTATATCGTGTCCGCACCACGACGGTATCAGACAATACGGGCTATGCTCGTTCGCAACAACCCATATAATCGCAAAAAATAGAAGAGTCACCCAAAATGCTGCGGCTAAATTACGTGTTGCTATAAACACAACGGTAAAAAACAGGGCAGGGCGTATCCAAGGCGCCGCTAAAAACTCTTCCTGCTTCTTTGTCAACTCCAATGAGAGGAAACGACCTCCTAAATTGAGAACTAACATAAAACAACCAATAATATAAGGATTTGTATTGACAAATAAAATAGCCTGCGATAGTGGATCTAAGACGCCGCCTGTAGCTTGAAACGGCTGGCTTGTATTATTATTTGGACTGGGGTGGGGAGATAAGGTTGGCGGTATATTGGCAGGTGGTGACGGCGACATATTTGTTGGTACAGGAGCCATACCACCCGCGGTCGGTAAATATGGATTGACGGATGTGGTCGGTAAAGGCGGTGGGGGCTGTGGATGGGGTCCTGGCTGTCCTACAAAACACGACGTAATCTGTGATAGCCAGCGACCTCCCATTGTCGGCGGCGCAAGCGGCGGAGGTAAATAGGGATTGACCGAAGTCGTCGGTAATGGCGGTGGTGGCGGTGGGTGCGGTCCAGGTTGTCCTGTAACACACGAACTTACCGGAGTCATCCAACTGCCAGCGACTTTCTTCGCACGTCTAGGCATATCCTATCCTTATCGTGGCGTGCCATTTTATTCGGGACGCTTACATCGGGAATGACGATAGTAAATTGACATCAGCAATCCAGAAAAACACAATGACTAAGAGTACTGATGCTAACAGTTGGTGATGTTGTGCTACGTACGCTAATGCCAGACCTGCCGCAAAGCGCGCTGCTGGGTGTAGCGCCGCATTATGAAATCCAAAGCTATACTGCTTATCAAAATCCAGCGAGAAGTATATTAGGAATACGGTAAGAGCTATTGCTACAATAGTACCGTAATCCATCCGGGAGCCTTCTTACTAAGTGCTCTGTTTAATCTTGAATGGGGAAGGTACTGACATCCTTCTCCTGAATCGCAAGCGGCTGCTCCTTGAGTACCTTCTCAACAAACCACTTCTTCGAGTTGGTGACCCAGTCAACGGTATTTGATGCGTTGAGGAATCCTTCAGGGCTGCGCGCTTCCGCCGACCATATTGATAATAGGAAGAAGAAAATGGCAAATGTTCCTGCGTAGAATCCCATCCAATAGCATACCATTGCTGCCAACGCTACAAGAAAGAATCCTACCGGCTGTATGACGTAAAAACGAAGCGTATGAGGAATACGGTTTGCAACAGCCCCTAAGAAAACAATCACAATAACGGCAATCCATTTACTCGCAATTGGTGGGTGCCAAACGGGTCCCGTTGGGTACGAACCGGGTGGGGGAGGATTCATACTACTTGTAATGGGCTAACATAGTTATTCATTAAAATCGCCGGATCGATATCGGTCCGCAAAGTTACAGGGTCTTTAAAAAACATATGTCCGAACGCCATCATAAAACGTAGACCTTTTGCTAGATTTTGGCTTGTGTACTTTAAGAGTATTTTATGTGCAGCAATCGCATCGGCATCTGTAGGATTCTGAGGAACCATTGCTGGCACCTGTTCCGATGATGTAGGAAGATTCAGCGGATTCGACGACTGGTTTTGAAATCCTTCAGTGGAGTATCGTACTCGGTCCGACCACGCATAGATTGTGAGTACAACCGCTGCTGTAAATAGCCCAATCGATATGAGTTGGGTGGCGCGCATCCTTATCTTGGAAGATGAACTTTATATGGACCCGTTAAGACGCAGACGAAAAGAGATAAAAATAGACAAGCCCTTATTAGGGAGAGCAGATGTGCTCATTAGAAGAAGCCTTTAGTTCCTTTACGGACACATCCCGGAATGAAGACCAGGGAAGCTTATTCAAGCTCGATGCTGAAAAGAAACATCGTAAGAAGCGCCGTGCCACTTTACCGCCGCCTGAGCCCCAAGTGATTGAGCCGGACCGTCCCGCTCACCGCCCTTTACCTCCTGGCGAATTATTAGGTGGTGCGCCGACAAGTAATACCAAAAATGGTAGCGAGTCGGAGATGTTAAATGCCTTTGAAAGCGCCGACTATTTCCCGCATCCGTCCAAAGATGTTGTTGATAAAAATGTCTATAATCTCGAGCCCGATTGGGCGACCGCTTTTAATGATACTTCCGTACCCGATTGGATTAAGAATCGTATGCCCCATCGTGAAAATGAAGCACCACTTATCCCATCCCCCTGGATTGACGGACAGTCGACACTATGGCAAAAGATTGATAAAAATCAAGCAAATCAGGTAGGTCTGAAAGACGCCGAAATCGCGACCGAAAACCGCCTTGACGCTCTTCAGCGCAAACTTGATTCAATGTTCAGTAAACTGGAGGAGATGGAAGTCACAAAGTCTGAATCCAATCTACTCGAAATTTTACTGTTTGTACTCGGCGGCATCTTTTTGATTTTGATACTCGATATTATGGTGAAACAGGGTACCCAGGCGACAATGATGATTGCCGCTGCCGGTGGTGGTCAATTATACAAACGATACATGCCGCTCAGATAACTGTCCCGGCAATCGTGGTAAACCTGTACCCGCACCAGCAGTCGCTGACATCACTAACGACCGTGTCATAGGCTGTAAGACCGGCTGATGTGATATTACTTCCGCATCAGGTTTGAACTCTACCGTCTTTTTCAAGGGAGTTTTACGCTTGACAACCTCGGGCATCGGCGCGCTTGCTGTAGGTATTGTAGGTTTCGGAACAGGAATCTTTACACTCTGAGCGACACCTCGTACCGCATTGAGTACCTGACTTAGCGGGCTTTCGTGCTTACGATAAATTTCATCGTGCGCCCGCCAACTTACAAATAATAAATTCGGATGCGTGTATTCTACGGTATAACCTATATTTCGTAGATTCCAAACAATATATAAAACAGCATCACCAATATCAAATCGTGGGGTTCCTGGAATAAACTCAGGCACTACATACCAGAGCGATTTCTCATTGCCGGGGACACGTGCTACGGCTTTTACCTTATTGTAAATTTGCTGTAAAACCATATTATAAATACGTATTCGTGTACTATCACGCTTTGCCTCTTCCGTATATAAGGAAGACGGCACAAGCATTGGTGGCACCAACGACGACATCTTGATGTTATATGCGTAATTAATTTGAATTTCATTCCGCCACCGCCGCTAGATGAATCCCCGTCGTCTAGTGTTCACCGGTGGCGGCACACGATGTTTAGTCTTTGTAGAAGCGTTACTTGTGTTAGAAACAGCGGGAGTCCTTGAGCGGGTGGACGAGTATTGGGGAACGTCAGCAGGTGCCTTTATCGCAACCTTAATGGCACTTAGCGACACAGTCAGCGCAGTTCGCGATTTTATGTACGCTACAGAATATGTAAAATTTCGTGATATTGATGTCAATAATCTATTGAATATCAATAAATCGTGGGGATTGGATAACGGACATTCCCTTATAGAAGAGGTTGAGCGAATCCTAGAATTAGCAAAACCTGGATCGTCATCGTATCTTATGTCAGATATTCCAGGTCTCACAATTATCATCGCAAATCTCAGCACGCACGAAGTCATTTTATGCTCGGCAAAAACACATCCTTCATTACGTGTTGTTGATGCGATTCGCGCAAGTATGAGTTTACCAATCTTTTTCCGACCATATATCCATCAAGAAACAGGGCATGTATGGATTGATGGTGCGGTAGGAGCAAATTTCCCTTGGGGGTTACTTCCAACAGACGCCGACCGATACGAATCTCTAGGATTTACATTCGAGCATGGTGATGTGAAAACTCCTACAACTGTGTCTGAGTACATATTTTCTATGATCCATTTTGAAGGACCGAAGAAAATAGAGTATTTGAAAACACATTATCCTAAGAATATATTATGGTTTCCTAATTTACCGTTTCCTGCCTGGTTTATGCGGCTTCAACCTGCCGACTTAGAGATGATAGCCTCTATTGGCTCAACTGTGGCAAAGTCTTGGCTCACTTCGACATACGCTCAGCGTTCATGTTTACGGTATCCTCGAGGAATGAACGGAAGCTCGCCGTCTTACGAGGACCGCTGTAATCCTTCACCATCTTCCCTTCCGCATCGTATAGAACAAACGTCGGATAACCCGAAATCTTCAGACCCTGGACCGCCTCAGGATTCTTCTCTGCCTCAATCGCATTACATGCGATTTGCTGACCGCCGATGGTCGTGGTAGCTCCAAGTTTCTCAAATTCCGGCTTCGCGTGGTGGCAGTGAGGGCACCAATCTACGTAATACATATTGAACTTCCAGGCATTCTGGGGAGCTACAGCGTCCTCGAATCCCTCCTTTGTAGGTCGGCTACGCGCCCATAGATAAATAAGAACTACACCAACAACCACTAATAGAACCGACTGGTACGAAAGTTTAAAGAGGTTCAGCATTCTTTATATAAGGAATAGAAAATGCTTTCGCGCGGTGGCTCACTTACGCAATATCTTGTAAAACCCGATGGTGACGAAACCTGGTCGGTTGAGGATTGGAGTCGCGCTATGACACTTGAAGCGCGCTGGGCTGCGCTTGGAATATCAGAAGACGACCGACGGCGATATATTCCGTGTGCCGTCCTTGTCGCAAAATTTCCGGGGTCTCTTATATTCCCTGAAACGATTATGAAGCGCCTGGCAGACCTTGCTGTTGAAAATTGAAACATTGTAATTTTTTTAGTGTAATTTATAAAATGTCTACGATTGGCAATCAGGAGTTCGACAAAAAGTTCTTTGATGACGCTTCAACAGCCTGGATGTCAAACAAAATAAAGCGGGGGGATTGTACTTATGTCTATAAGTGTACTTATAAACATACGGACGGCAAGTCCTGTAGAAAGGCGGTGACAATTCAATCTACTATGCACTGCTGGCAACATCGTGGGCAGATTGTCAAGAAGGAACTATGATTATAAGAAACCGCCGGTGGCTACGTACTTACGTGTACGATTGCGATCCAACGATTTGCGTTTGAGTGTCTTTTTTGCACGACAGGTCTTCACCTTGTGCGTTTTGATTTTACCGCAGCCGCTGGCAAACGCATTTAGTTCCGTACACAGCCCGTCAAAGCTATTATGCGGTGCAGTCTCTTTGAGCTCTTGGCACATTGCTTTTTCGGCTCGGTATAACCATTCTGTGACGTCTTTTCGTCCGCAAGAGAGGTGTGGAATGCGTGGAACCATCTTATGCCAGGCAAGGCGCCAAGTGGGAAACGGGAGTACGTGGGGTAGAGACATCCACCATTGCTTTAATTTTGGTAGGCGCTCTGCAATTGTCATTGTATTCCAACGATTACGTAGTTCGGGAGTATGGA